ACTGCTGGACAAAACGGAGTGACCATTACAAAAGGATCTTGGTCTAGTGGTCAAGTAACATTTACTAAGAGTGCTGGAACGGCTAGTACTAAAGGCGTAAAGGTTGGTCTTAGTGGTAGCTGGAGCGATAATACATATTCATATACCATTAAGGATTATTATGATAATTCAGAAGGTGTTAGTACTGGTTATACTGGAACCATAACTGCTCCTACACCAACTATATCATTTAGTGCTACAGATCAAGGGGATCCTTCATCTGATGTTAACGACAAAGCGATCACTGCCACAGTAAAGATTGGAAGCACAACGGTTGCCACCGGAACTCAGGTGTTGCATATGACTGCTGGTAGTTGGAACAGTAGCGCCAAGAAAGCGATTAATGTTAGATTAACTAATTCTAGTGGAGCATTAGTAACAAGATTGTGGATAAGCATACCCACAATAAGTATGACTTGTACAAATACGGCCGCTTTTTATTTTGTTATTAAAGCAACTTGCGGCAATAAATCTGTGCAAAAAACTTTAAAAACAAATTCTTCTGGCGGTCGTGTATCATGGACATGATGTAAAGAAAGGATAAAATAAAATGGATAATCAGGTAACAAAAACTATAGATGAAGTTCTAGAAGAAGTTGTAAAAGAACTTAACGCAATTAAAGTACCTGTTGGGTTATTTGTTGATGTTACGATTCCAATTACTAATAGTGTAAATAAAATTAATATGTGTTTAGATGCTATTTATAGAGAAACTTCTCAGAATAAAAAGCAGAAAGAGGAAGAGTTGGTGATTGAAGATGGCACAGACTCCGGAGCAGTATCTTCCGACAATAGTTGAGCAAAAGGTTATTTTAAATGATGGAACAGAATTCAAAGCAAGAGCCGGATTATCTACTTCTTGTTTATGGATTTGGCTCGAAGAAGAGATGTCATTCATTACGGCTGCTGTAACATTTTCAGATCCTTCAAAAACTTCTAAAATTCATGTTGTTTATTCTGGGATGGATGAAGAAGATTATGAAGGATACACGCTTCTTGCAAGCATTGAAGAGAATCCTGGTGATCATACTCTTTCAATTTGTCTGAAGAAAACAGTAAGTTGAGACAATGTCCACATATTAAACAAGGCCTATTATAGAGAGGAGAAGCGTAAACAACTTCTCCTCTTTTTAATTCAAAATGGGGGAGGGATTTTAAGAATGGCAATAACTGGTAAACAATATGCTGCTAAAGTTTTAGAAGTATATAATTTAAAGCCCCAGGCCGGTTATATTCTTGGTACTCGCGGGAAGTTATGGACCGCTAAAGATCAAGAAAAAATGAATAAAACCACTGCCGATAAGTATAAATACGGTAGAAAATACGGAGCAAAGTGGATCGGTCATAGGGTATGGGATTGCAGCGGATTAACTTATGATGCAGGTTTGCAATGTGGACTTAAATACCATCACGGAAGTAATAGTAGTTGGAGATATGATTGTCAGAAAAAGGGAGTATTAACTCCTGGGATGGAGCTTCCAGAAGGTGCGTGGGTTTATACAGGAACTAGTACAGATAAACCGCATATTGGAATTTATACCGGAAACGGCAAAGTTACAGAGGCTTCAGGTACAAATGCTGGTGTTATTCAGACAAAACTCCATGGTGGAAAATGGAAATATTGGGGTCTTGGTAAAGGAATCGATTTTGATTTTATTCCTGGAGAAAAAGAATCAACAGAACCCGTAAATACTACAAAACCGCATACGACCATTAGTTATCCAACGATTAGAAAAGGATCCAAAGGAGAGCTTGTAACCCAACTTCAGATCTTCTTGAGTAAAGATGGGAGTGATTTGAAGATTGATGGAATTTTTGGGCCGATTACTCTTAGCGAAGTTAAAGCATTCCAAAAGAGACACGGACTTGTCGTTGATGGCATTGTCGGACCTAAAACTTGGGCAGAGCTTATAAAAATCAAGTAATAGGAGGAGACGAAAATGCCAACTGTAGAAGGGTTTACGCCCGAAATTGCATGGACAACGCTATATGGATTCTTTGCGTTATGCTTGCTGTTTTTGATTGGTTTTCGTGTTTATGATGCGTTTCACACCATTATTGAACGACGGAGACAGAGAAAAGAATCTGAGAAACCTGATTTTGCTAAGAAGGTTAGTAAACAGGTTATCACAGAAATTGGACCTAGGCTCGATGACATTGAGGAGAATCTTCGTAAAGATAAAGCGCGTCTAGAAGCACATGAAAGATTAATTGAAAACATAGAGCGAGGACAATCAGACGTTCATGATGGTTTGACTGCGATTGCTAAATTTATGCTTGTTATCTCAACGTATGGAAATATTGGGAACAATGAAAAGGTAAAAGAAGCTTCTGCTGATTTACAGAAATTCCTAGCAGAAAGGCTTTAAATCAAAATGGTGGAGGTTTTTAAGATGAAGATGAATTGGAAAGTTCGCTTTAGGAACAAGACATGGCTTGGATTATTTGCGGCGTTGATCATCGGTTTTGTATTTAACATGCTGAAACTGTTTGATATTGTTCCGGCTGTAACTGAGAACACTGTATTAACTATTGTTTCTCAAATCCTTGAATTCTTGGGTCTTATTGGTGTGCTTGTAGATCCGACAACCGCTGGAATCAGTGATAGTAATCGTGCTATGACATATGATGAGCCGTGGAATGACGAAACCGATTACACAGAGCAGGATCAGGGCGCTGATGCGTAATGTGGATTTATGCCAATCCAAATCCTGCTAAAAAGCAAGTTCCGGATTGTGTTATACGGGCAATATGTATAGCATTAAACAAACCTTGGCTTGAAGTATCTGACGAACTATATGGTATCGCCAGGAGAGAATATAGTGTGACTTGTGATGATCACATATGGGGTCGTTACCTATATTCTCTCGGCTTCGAGCCGTTTTTATTACCATTTAATTGCCCAGAGTGTGTGACGATAAATGAATTTACAAAATACTATCCAGTTGGCAGATATATAATCGGAACTGGAAAACACGCTGTCGCAATAATAGATGGAAATTATTACGATAGTTGGGATTCTGGTAAAGAAATTCCATCGTTTTTCTGGCGTATAAAATGAGAAAGGACGAATTAAGATGCCTCAATATTACCCGTATCCGTATCCAGGGCAATCGAATTCGGTTGTTTATCCGACAAGTTATTGGAACCCAGCAAACCCGATGATTCCTAATTATGCTATGCAGAATGCTACTCAGCAACCTCAATATATGATTAATGTTGATGGCGAGAATTCTGCTAAGGCGTGGCAGCCGTCTATCGTTCCTCAACCTAATACAATTATTCCTCTTTTTGACTCGGATGGAGAACATGTTTATTTTAAAACATATGACGCATATGGACGCATGAATCCGATTCGTAAAGGTAGGATTGTGTTTGATGATGAAATTCACGAAAGCGAATCTTCTTCGGATCGTGATATGAGTTTATATGCGACTAAAGAAGATTTAGATAACATGCGTGATGAAATTCTAAGCCATATTGGTAAAACTAATCAAAATGGTACAAGTAGTCGTGGCGGTGAACGAAAATGAATCGCTGGTATAATCGAATAAACGGATCTCATCCAATTCAACCGATTCAGCAAACACGATTTCAAAATCCTATTCAACAGGCAAACTATATTATGCAAGCTATGAGGAATCCTGCTGCTTTTGTTCAAAATCAATTTCCAGATATTCCTGAAAACATTAGGAATAATCCAAACGAGATTCTCAATTATTTGCAGCGAACGAGAGGTAGTCAGTTAAGTAATGATATTCAAAATATTTATAATATGAATATCAGAAAATAAGTTCGAAATTCTTCTGGGCATGCACGGAAGATTTTTGATAGCATCTATTTTTAAATTTATAAACATTTGAGAAGGATGAGATCAAAACAAAAGAGGTATAGTTTCTATGACTGAAAATGGCAACAGCATGGTAATGCCTGTAGCTCCTACTGGATTTATGGGTGGCGATGGTTTTGGCGCTAACGGTGCTTGGTGGATCATTATTATCCTGGCTATGATGGGTTGGGGTAATGGCTTCGGTGGTGGCTGGAACGGAAATGGAGGTCTGAATGGAGATCTTCAGCGTGGATTCGATCAGAGCGCTCTTGTAAACGGACAGCAGAATATTCTTACCGCTCTGAATAATAATCAGATGGCGACGATGAATCAGAATTTTGCAATGCAGTCTGCTTTCCAGAATTGCTGCTGCGAAAATCGTCTCGGAACAGCGGATCTGAAATATACCATTGCTAATGAAGGATGTGCGAATCGTGCTGCGCTTGCTGATTCTACTCAGAGAATTCTGGATCAGATGTGCCAGGATAAGATCGACGCTAAGAACGAGCAGATTGCTAATCTTCGTCAGGAACTTCAGATGGCTCAGCTTAGTGCTTCTCAGGGTGCTCAGACGGCTGCTATTATGGCTCATAACGAAGCTCAGACTACGGCTTTAGAGCAGTATCTTGCTCCGGTCCCGCGGCCTGCTTATGTTGTGCCTAATCCTAATTGCTGCGGACAGAACAACTGGGCTTGCGGATGCGGTAATATGTAATTATCGGATTCCAGTAGATCGTGTGCTTTTTGCCCTCGCGATTTACTAAATCATATAGGGGCTATATTCAGCGGACCAATTGGTGAGTTTTCGGTACCCCGAGATCCAACGCCAAACGCGAGAGTATAGCCCCTTATTTATTGATTAGGAGGAATTAATCAAAATGGCGGAGTTTATTTATAACGAAGTACAGCTTGTTCAGCCTGGAGCTCCTGCTCTATTAGATACTGCGATTAGTTGTAATAAAGGTTATGTTATTCATAGACCTGGTAGTGGAATTCTTACGCTTCGTGGGATTGTAAACAATCCTTGCGCAAAATTTGCTCGCTATCGTGTTGCTTTTGATGGAAATATTGCCGTTCCTACTGGAGCTACTTCTGGAGAAATTCAGCTGGCTCTTGCTATTGGAGGCGAAGTAGTTCCTACAAGTATTGCTACGGCTACTCCTACGGTTGCTGATGCATACTGGAATGTAAATGGATTTGCAATCGTCGATGTTCCTGCTGGATGCTGCTATACGGTCTCTGTAGAAAACGCATCCGTATCTGCTGATCCTGCTACAACTCCTGCATTAGCTCTGAATCTTCGGAATCTTAATGTAGAAGTAACGCGTCTTGCGTAAGGAGGTGCTTGTAGTATGAATGAGCATGAAATTTATGAAGCTAATTTAAAACAGGTGTGTAAAGAAATCAAGGAGATTACTGAGCAGATTCAGAAAAATGGGACTGCTACAGAACAGGACTATAAGCGTCTTGATTTACTGTATCATCTGAAAAAAGAAATTCTTACTTGCCGTGGTATGGAGCATCCTGAAGAATTTGAAGAGGGAATGAGTGGCATGCGCGGTCGGTCTCCTATGACTGGTAGATATGTAAGTCGTGAACAGAGTAGCTACGAAGACGGTTATTCTCAAGGCTACGCTATGGCTATGAATCAAAATGGTGGAGGAAATTCGGGCCATTATCCTATGAACCCGTATTATCCTGAACGTCCTAGGTGGTAACACAAATGGAGGAGTCTCTAATCAGGCTCCTCCTCTTAATTTTGAGGTGATAGTATGAGAGGGAATATTATACATATGTCCTTATCAGAGGGTAGAGTAGTCTATTCTGAACCTCTCTATCAATATGATTACGGGCAGAAACTTGTGCTGGAAGGGGTTAATTTACCTGCATCGTATGAAGTGCATTTCAGCAATTTTGAGCATGGCGAAAGTGTAACCCAGATTGCAGACAGTACTGGTGTAACGATTCCCGACATGCTTTTAACATCCGGACAAAGGATTTTTGTTTGGGTATATTTACATAACGCAGAAACTGATGGCGAAACCGTTTATAAAGGAATTATTCCAGTAAACAGTAGAGCTAAACCAACTGATATTGAACCTACTCCTGAACAACAGAGCACCATTGACCAGACAATTGCTGCGTTAAATAAGGGCGTACAGACCGTTCAGGATATTATTGAACAGATGCCGGATGATATTGCGGAAGCTCTTACTGAAGCTAAAGAATCTGGCATGTTCGATGGTCCTATGGGTCCTCAAGGTCCTCAAGGCGAAACAGGACCAAGAGGTCCTCGCGGTTATAAAGGCGATCAGGGAGAACGTGGTCCGCAGGGTCCAATGGGTTTTACAGGTCCTCAGGGACCTAAAGGTGATACAGGAGACACTGGTCCACAAGGTCCTAAAGGTGATAAAGGCGACAAAGGTGATACCGGCGAAACAGGACCTCAGGGACCTAAAGGAAACACGGGTTCAAGAGGACCTAAAGGTGATACCGGAGACACTGGCCCTCAGGGACCTAGAGGGTTAACTGGTGA